TCGTATTGTACAGGAGGCAGCGGTAGTTGTGGAGCAACAAAGTCTATGCCATATCGGGTAGTATCAGCCATTATCTTCTCCCATCTGGGCGCATATCAAGCCGTGGCGCACCCCACTGCCATGCTACACCTTCTGCGCTGGATTCTATTTTAACTGCCATTTGCCTTCCTCTTACCCTTACGTTTAGTTGATCGGTAAACGCTTCGATAGGAGAAGTTGCTGTACGAGTGACAGTGCCTGAACTAGAGCCACCTTCTGAAGCAGGTGATGTATACCCTGCTCCTGAGTTTTGTAAAGGAAGCAATGAAAAATCAACCGCAGGGCTATCTGCTGTAGAACCATCAAAGGTTACATCTGGCAGTATGCGGTGTACAAAAGAAAACTGATGACCGTCCTGTAAGTCAAACTGAGCAGACTGTATATGGGCAGATACAGCCGCAGGAGTAGCTGTTTCTTTGTCATCTAGCCCTTTTTCTTGGTCTACAATATTGTTGTTATAAGTGGCTGCTACGGGATAGTCTCGCAGTCCTGAGTCTAGCCAAGCACTGCGGGCCATTGTTCCGTAATACCATATGTCTTGGTCGTAGTTATAGACTACATACCGATCAACGGCAGTTGTGCTGCTAGAGCAGTAAAACCACCACACTTCTCCGTACCCTTCGTTTGTTCCTGTAAAGACCTGAGTGTACTGTTCATCATTAAAGTCGTTAAACACATACTTCTTTACATCACAACGTAAGGATTGAATACGTCCATCGTACTTGTAAAAACCCCCTATACCCATCCAATAAGCAACATTGTTGACGTAAATACAGGCGTTAGGAGAGGCTACTGATATGTTATCGCCCAACATCTGCGCTCCCCATACAATAGGCGCACCTACGTACTGAAGCGAATACATGGCTGTATCTGACCAAACCAATACTTCCTGTCTTCCCTGTATTGCTGCAATAATCTCTGCCCCTTGAGAAAGACGTAAACTACCTGCCTGATTGGTAGCAGAAGGTGTCCAATTACCTGCATCTTCTTGGTCAGACCAACGAACCAACATGGGGTCTAATGTAGAGCTACCTAGTGGGTTAACCCCCATACAGAATACAAAACGGTTAATGTCAGATATAAGTATGTAATTTTGAATAGTTGGGGTATTAGATGCCCCACTAATGGTAGACAACGCTACAGCCCTGTCTGTCCCTAATGTCTTAGTACTAGTGTCCCAGTAATAGATGTTGCTGCCTCTAGCACCGAAAACCAAATCCTCACCAAAGTTACCTTCACTCCAGTGCCTAAATGAGTCTGTAGAAGATCCTCCTACACCCCATGTACTTTCGCCCCAAGTACCAGCACCCCATCCAGTTAAAGGTGCCCAAGTCTCAGGGCCAGTGTTTATCTGGTATTTAGCAGTTACAGAACCGCCTCCAGTAGCCGAGGAAGAAGCCGCAGAAGTAAAGGTAATCGTATAAGTGTTTGCACTCGTATCTTTAGTGATCTGAAACTCGCCAGTTATAGTTATCCCACCAACCGCAGAACCACCACTAAACGTAACAAAATCACCGTCAATATAGCCACCTGCGGCATCTGCTACAGTAACTACGGCTGAACCAGATACTGTAGTAAAAGGATTAGTAAGAGATACCGTAGCTCGTAAAGGGGTAATATCGTAGTAAGAACCCCCTTTTTCTATGTAGTATTTAAGATTAGTGCCTAACCCTAAGAGTCTTTCGCCTGTTAATGTAACCCATGCAAACAGTCTTCTACATACACCAAGAAAAGTACTAGAAGATATGCGTTCCCACCCACCTATTTTTTCTGGCGTGCCTTGGCGAAATCGTACTTTATCGCACTCGTACCAGCCACCTTCGCTTGTGTAACGGGAGTTTTCTCGATTGACTCCGGGTTTGAACGCTAACTTCTGAAGGGGCATTACTGATACTCTCCTGTTCGTATCATTTCAGTGACTTCTGGAGCGCGACCCTTAACCTGTTCGGCCCATCTACTGTCCATAAATTCATCAGCAGCGCGGTCATAATCTTCAGTAGCCATAGCATCAAGAGCCTTCTTAAACCCTCGTAATCGAGTTTGACCTAGATTAAACGAGATGTCTATCATAGCGTGTTGTCTTACTTCACTAAGCCCACCAAACCAGTAATACTCGTCATTAAGTTCGTCTTTTACACGTTTAATATCGTTATCTAGCAGGTAGTCTACTTCGTCATCAGAAAGACCTAACCCAGAGTCTGCGATATTGCGGCCTACGCCTATTGTTTCGTACCCTTCACTACATAGATACACAAAGTTCTTAACACCCTCGTGCCTTCTAAGCATTTTTCTTAGCTCTTCACTCATTAGTTTCAGGCTCCTCTTCGTCCAGTTCTTTGTAGTATTTTAAGATACTAAGTACCTGTCGCAAATACCTTTTTACTTCTGCCATATTGGTTGAAAGATTCTCATAACCCTTAGTTGTTAGTGCATACCAGACGTTTGTAGGTGCATTACCTTCGTTTAAATCGTCAAGATACCCCTGCATTAATTCTGGATTTAATACCGTCCATTCTACTGGCACAGGGTCTATTTCATTAGGCAGTGGGGGGTGGTACATAGGTGCTTTCTTAACAACTGTTACTACTTCTACAGGGGCAACTTCAGGAATATCCCGACTTGACCCGAACATAGAGCATCCGCTAACCAGCAGAAGTATTAATAGCAGGCTCAGTTTCATCAAATTGATACGGGTTAGTAATTGTTTTAAGGTCATTTAACACCTGTTTTGTGCCTCTGTTTATTATGTTTTCAATAAGCTTAGGCTTCCTGACTGACAGCACATCGAGTGAGTGCCGCGAAAACTTTTTTCTGATATCTGTGACCTCATTTTGCGCTTCTATGTTTTCTCTTTGTAACCGTTCCACTTGAGCAAGCATAAGATCATGGTTTTTAATAGTTTGCTTTAGGTTGTCGTTTTGTTCTTCGATAGTGCTTTCAAGCAGCTTTTGGTTCTGAATTGATTGTTCAAGCCTTATCTGAAACGCATCAATCTCAGCCTGTGACTTGTCATAGTACATTTTAAAAGACCCTGCTAGAAGAACAAGGGCGATACCTAAACCAACACTTAGTTTAAATCCCATAATTATACCAAATAGTTAATAGAGCTTTCTTGCCTAGCTCGTTCCATTTGAACTTTTCCACTCTTTGCAACATACAGCGTAGCGTTTAATTGCTCTACTTTTTGTCTACGCTCTTCAACTTGCAGATCATCCATAAGTCTTTGATATTTTTGCTCTGCCACTTGCCGCCAAGCAATTTGATTCATTGGTGTTGCTGCTGATATATCCATTATCTAAAGATTACTATAACCCCTCCAATTAATATAAACGCGCAGAGTATACCTACTGCGCTTACTGCCATTATCAAATAAATCTGTCTGAGCATTTTCTTTCTAGCCGCAGCTCGTGCTTTGATGGCCTCCATCTGCCGTTTATGGTTAGCCTTCTGTCTTGCTTTAGCGTCTTCCCATCTTTGCAACAAGGCTGGGTCATGGATTACCAACATATCATGCAGTGATTTCTCCCATTGATCTCTGCGATGTTTTATGGATTCCAATTTTAAAAGCTCCTGTGAACTAAGGTTGTTAATAACAGAGTCTTTCTTATCGCGTTCAAACGAGTCTAGCGCATCAGAAAACCCTTGCATGAGTTCAACAGCTTTGCTGGCCCCATCTCCAACCTCATTTAATTTGTTTATGGCGGTGCTGATGGTGCTGAGGATCGCCCCTGCCGCTGCCACTGATTCAATTATCATGGTAAACCTTTAGGGTTTACGAGACATATAGGCTGTAGCCCCGAAATACAAACCTATAATGGAAGCCTGACTAAGGAACAACATATCACTCAGCGAGGACAAAGTTGATAAACGAGCCTCTGGAACGAACGGTAGTAAGGGCAATAATGAATATAACACCATAGAAGACATAGCCACCCAAGCAATACGTCTTTGTGAATCTTGTTTTTCTTCTCTTAAATCTAATTCTAACATCTGGGTAGCGCGTTCAAGTTCTTCATCACTAACAGTGCCATCTTGATCTATGTCGTATTTAGCCCAAACTGAATTTTCTTGTAACTTCTTAACCATAACTAATCCCAAAACTTTTGGTTGGCTCCAGTCATTACTGGCTTGCAGTACGCGGTTATGTTGTGTTGTTTGATGCCCCCTCTACAACGGACATCTCTACAATTATGTTCTATCCAATACGCAAATTGCTGGCAACGATGGATGTCTCGAAACAACATTTGATCTGAACCTTGCGTTACGTTGCCTTCTATAACTGTAACCAACATAAAAGCTAGTATTGTGCCTTTCATTTGTCATAAAAATTTAGCTACAACTATAGTAGCAACCATAAAAGGGTAAACACCCCATATCATCATCTCAAGCTTCTTGAACTTTTCAGATCCTTCGTCCAAGCGT